CTGGGTGATTATTTTCTGCTGGAGATGAAGTAGTGGCGTTCGTTACGGGCACGGCCAACTCTTTCGCGGATCTGCTGGCGGCGGTGCAGAACGCCTGCACGGCGAACGGCTATGTCTTGACCGGCAGCGTGCTGAGCAAGGGCACGTTGTTCGCCGAAGTGGCCAATATCGCGCAGACCTATCCACGGCTCGGTGTGCAATGCGGTACCACTCAGGCTGCTGGCGTCTTGAGCGGTCGCTCAGACGTAGGCAAGGCCACGTTGGGCTTCGCGACCACGGGCGCCACTCTGGGCGTCAATCCGTTTTCGTTCCCGATGACTTACAACATTCACATCCTCACCAATCCGGACGAGGTGTACCTGGTCGTCAATTACGGCATCACCATGTATCAGTACATCGCCTTTGGGCAGTCGACGACGGCGGGCCTCACCGGCTCCGGCAACTGGTATGCCGGATCGGATGTGGCCCTGAACGATCAGAAGAGCTCGATGGACGTTCGCGCGCAGGGTGGCTACATGCAGTCGTCCGGCACGATGAATGCCGGCCTGTTTCAGGGGTTGGTCGGTTACCCGCCGTCGCAAAATGGCGCGATCGATCACAAGCTGGACTCCGCTACGTGGGCCGTCGAAGGTGCGTGGCGCGATGCCTTCACACTGATGCAAAACAGCCCGAATGCATGGAACGGCGAGGCGCCATTGATTCCGGTCACGGTGTATGCCAGCCGTCCGTCCACCCTGGTGTCGTGCGTGGCTGAGCTCGGGCATGCGCGTTTCGTCATGATCGACAACCTCAACGACCAGCAGATCATCACGCTGGGCGCGGACAAGTGGAAGGTTTACCCGTGGTGGAAGCGCAGCGCGCGTGGCAATACGTTGACCAATACGCCGGGTACCGGCACCTTCGGCCATGCCATCCGCTATGACGGTCCGTAACCGATGGCCGTGATCAAAGCCACCGATACGCTCTCAAGCGTTGCCGGCTACGTGAATGCATGTGTCACGACCGCGCTGTCGTCGTTCAGCGTGGACTACTGGCCGCCGCATCAGGTGGATATCGGCACGGGCTATACCAGCGCCCCGATGGCACGTGGCAATGCCAGCGGCCAAGCCCGAGTGATCGCCGCCGCATCCAGCCTCGGCTACGTGGACGACTTCTACAACCGCGTGCAGATCCATCCGGCGACCATCGCGCTGGGCAATCTGGTCAGTTCGCAGACGCGCACCGTGACGGTATGGAATGCCTGGCTCGATCGCTCCTCCACCGTGACCGATGTGCTCAGCGATAGCGACAGCGCCATCGTAGTCAGCGGGCAAGGCAACCCGCCACTGGTGATGCCGCCGCTGCAGGAGCTGACGTGGCAGCTGAGCATCGGCGTGGCGGGTGCGGCAACCCTCGACACCACCGTGCAGTGGCTGTTTGCCGGCGATCCGCCGCTTGGCGTGCGCATCACCGGTCAGCGCGTCACCGCATGGACCTATGCGCCAAATTGGGACAGTGGCGTCACCGAGCGGCTGGAGTGGTTGACGCTGGTGGAGCGCGGAACCAATGGCAACGAAACCAGCACGCCGCTGCGCGAAACACCACGCCGCAGTTGGGAGTTTGTGCCAGTGGTAGAGGGCGTCAACCGCCAGCGCATGGAGTCGATGCTGTACGACGCCAGCGCGCGCACGTGGGCCGTGCCGGTGTGGGCCGAGATCAATGTGCTGCCGGCAGCCCTCGCCCTCGGTGCACTGAGTATTCCGGTCGCCACCGCTGGGCTGGACTTCCACAAGGGCGGTCTGGCCATCCTGATGACCGATGCGCGCACGGTCGAAACGGTGGAAATCGACAGCCTGACGGCCGGCGCGATCAACCTGGTGCGCGCCACGCTCAATGCCTGGGATGCCGGCACGAAGCTGTACCCGGCCCGCACTGCGCGGCTCGATGAATACCCGACGCTCAACCGCTATACCACGCGGCTGGTCGACACCACCGTGCGCTTTGTCAGCGTGGACGCCAACGACTACACCGCCGCCATGCCGGCCGCGCGCTACCTCGGCACGCCGGTGCTGGAAGATCGCCCCGAGTGGAGCGACAACCCGACCATGCAATACGGCCGCGATGTGGAGCTGATCGACGGCAACACCGGTGGCGTGCTGGTCGACGATATCAGCGGCAAGCCTTGGCCGGTCCAATCGCATCGCTGGCAAGTCTACGGCCGCGTGGCGCATGACACGCTGCGCCAGCTGCTGTACGCGCTCGCCGGCAAAGTCGGCCGTGTGTGGTTGCCCACCTGGCAGGATGACCTGTACCTGGCCGCCGATGCCGCCGGCAACACCATGGACGTGACGAATAGCGGCTACACCGCGTACCTCTATGGTCAGAACGGCCGCCGTGATATTCGCGTGCAACTGGCTGATGGCTCCGTGCTTTACCGGCGCATCACCGCCTCGGCCGAGATCGACATCGACACCGAGCGCCTGCAGCTCGATAGCGCGTGGCCCTCAACCATCGCCAAGGGCAACGTAGTCAGCATCAGCTTCATGGCGTTGTGCCGGCTCGACACCGATGCGGTGGAGATCCAGCACTGGACCGATTCCGTGGGTACCGCGGCGTGCGCCGTGACGTTTGCGCAGGTGACCGGCAATGGCTGAGGTGGAGATTTATACCTTTGCCTGCGGGCTGCAGATGTGGCGCTACACCGACGCGCTGCTGCCGGTGTCCTATCTGGGCAACACCTACGCGGCAGCGGTGATCAAGCGCGGCGCGATCGAGCAAAGCACGGATCTGGAAAAGGCTACGCTCACCATCACCGTGCCGGTGACGTTGGGGCTGATGGATCTCTTCCGACCAGCACCACCCTTGCGCCGCATCTACGTCACCGTGCAGCGCCTTACGCGCGGCGATACCACGGCTCGCACGTTGTGGAGCGGCACGGTGGGTTCGCCCGATTCCGGCCAGCACACGGCGACCCTCACGTGCATGAGTCGAGCCGCTGTTCAACAAAACACCGGTCTGCGACGCAAGTGGACCAAGACCTGCGGGTTCGCGCTATACAGCCCCGCACCCATGTGTGCGGTCGATCGCACCGCCTATCGCGTCGACGGCACGCTGAGCTATGCCAGCGCTAACGTGATCAAGTCGGGAATGTTCGCGATCAAGCCAGACGGCTATTTCGCCGGCGGCTTCATCGAGTGGACGCGCAACGGCGACGAAGCCTGGCGCTTTGTTACTGCGCATGTGGGCGACACGCTGGCTCTACTGACTGCCGCACCCTTGCTGGTGGGCGATGTGCTGCAAGCGTACCCGGGCTGCGATCACTCCACGGGCGCGAATGGCTGCGGCCGGTTCAACAACATCAGCAACTACGGTGGCCAACCTTACATCCCGTCAAAAAACCCGTTCGGCGCGAACAACATTTTCTGAGGTCGAGATGCCGTTTCTTATTTATATGATCATCATGCTGGTGGTGGCTGTGGCGGTCTATGCCAGCATGCCCAAGCCGCCAAGTACCCAGCCGCAGTCGCTGACCGATGGCGGCGTGCCGCTGGCTTCGGACGGCCGCGATATGTGCGTGGTGTTCGGCGAGGTCTGGATCGACGACAACAACGTCTGCAACTACGGCGGGCTCTACACCGTGGCCATCAAGTCCAGCGGAGGCGGCAAGTGAGCGCGCCCATCGTGGTGACCATGCAGCACGTGCGTGCGGCCGCGATGCCGGGCGTCGGGGTGCTGTGCGCCTCCGGCGTGCGCGCGTGGTTCGCGCTGCACGGTCTGGACTATCGCGCGTTCCTGCACGATGGCCTGCCGCTGGAAACGCTCGAGGCTACTGGCGATGCCTTTGCCTTGCGCGCCTGTGCGGTCGCACGGGCCGAAGAGAGCGAGATGACCGATGGGCGGTAAGAGCAGCGACGCCACCATCGGTTACTGGTACGGCGGCACATTCCATATGGGGCTGAGCCACGGTCCGCTGGACGAGATTCTGGAGATCCGCGGCGACGACAAAATCATGTTTCCGCTAATCGGGCAGAAAAGTATCGTCGTGAGCGGCACGGTGGCCATTAACGCGCGCAACCTTTACGGCGGCGAAAAGCAGGAAGGAGGCGTGCAGGGCACGCTCACCGTGCTGATGGGCGAGGCGACGCAGGTACCCAGCGCCGCGCTGGCCAAGATCGAGCCCCTCGTGCGCCCGGCGTATCGCAACATCTGCACCGTGGCCTTTATTGGCCTGGTCGGTGCGATGAGCCCTTATGTCAAGGCGTGGCGCTTCCGCGTGCGCCGTCACTTACAGGGGTGGAATACACCGGTCTGGCACCCGGAGCTGTGCAAGGTCGGCCGTGGCATGAACCCGGCGCACATCATCTATCAGGTACTCACTGATCCGGTGTGGAGCGCATCCGAAGATGCCGGGCAGGGCCTCGACGACACCAGCTTTCTGACAGCCGCGCAGACGCTCTACAACGAGGGCATGGGGCTTTGCCTCAAGTGGTCATCGGCGGACGCGGTGGGCGATTTCATCAACGTCGTGCTCAACCATATCGGCGCGCTGCGCACCATCGACCCGACCACGAACCGCGCCGGCATTCGGTTGCTGCGCGCGGATTACAACGTGGCCACGTTGGCGGCCAACCCCGACACCGTGCTCGATGAAAACGATATTATCGAGATGACCAGCTTTCAAGTGCCAGTCCTTGATCAGTCGGTGAATCAGGTCACCGTGACGTATCGCGACGTCGACACCAACGAAGATGCGGCGGTGGTGTACCAGAACCTCGCCAACATTCAGGCGCAGGGCAAGGTGGTGGACCAGTCGACCGCGTACCCAGGCGCGTGGGGTGCGGCGCTCGCCAGCCGCCTGGCGGCACGTGACTGCCACACGCTCAGTGCGTTGCTGGCCAAGGGCGAATGCAAGGTCAAGAGTACGCGCTGGAAAATTAAGGTGGGCGACGTGCTGCTGCTCAGCTGGGCACGCGAGAAAGTGGTGCAGATGCCGATCCGCGTGCTCAAGGTCAACTATGGCGACAGCACCGCGCGCAGCATCACGATCAGCTGGGCACAGGATGAGTTTGCGCTACCGTCCACCTCGTACCTCACGCCCAGCGGCTCGCTGTGGACAGCGCCAGACCGCACGCCGCAGGCCATCACCACGTCGCAGGCGGTGGAGATGACGTACCGCGACCTGGCTCGCACGATGGACCCGGCTAACCTGCAGACGCTCACGTCCGACGCCGGCTACCTCACGGCGCTGGCTGTGCGCCCGCCCGGCGTCAATTACAACTATCACCTGTTCACTCGGCTGGGTACGGCGGCGTACGCCGATCGCGGCGGCGGCGACTTCATCACCACCGGTACGCTGGGGGCGGCGATCGGGCCCACCGATACCACGGCCGCGCTGTCCGCATTCGATGACCTCTCGGCGGTACAGGTGGGCAGCGCGGCGCTGCTGGATGCAGAAGTCGTGCGTATCGACGGCATCAACACCGTGACTGGCAGTGTCACGCTGGGTCGCGGTTGTGTTGATACCGTACCAGCGCCGCACGCGCTTGGTGCGCGGTTGTGGTTCTATCAAGGCCATGTCGGCACCGACAGCACGCAATACGTAGTCGGCGAAAGCGTCAACGCCAAGCTGTTGACCGTTTCCGGCGCAGGCATGCTCGATCCATCCGCAGCGGCCACGCTCAGCCTGCCGATGAAACAGCGCCAGGCGCGGCCCTACCCGCCGGGCAATCTCAGGGTGGCGGGTAATCGCTATCCGGCGACGGTCGTCGGCAGCTTGGCGCTGGCATGGTCGCATCGCTCGCGCGTGCTGCAAGCCGATCAGATGGTGGACACCCTGCAAGTCGATATCGGCCCGGAATCGGGCACCACCTACACAGTGCGCGTGTATCTCAACAACGCGCTCGACAGTACGACCACCGGTGTCACTGCCAACGCGCTCACGCCCGTGGTAAGTGGCGATGGTCCGGTGCGTGTGGAAATCGACGCTGTGCGTGCCGGGCTGACCGGCTGGCAGACGCTTACGGCATCATTCACTTACTCACGCAGTTAGACGTGTGCCGCCTGTCCGGTAAAGGTGGCACAGCGAGCCCGGCATGCTGGCCGCATGCCAAACCAACAGTCAAACTCTGCGACCGGCTCCGCGATCAGTCTTGCATGGGGCGCACGCGTATCCACGGGCTTTGCCAAAACACTGATCGGCATCTGCCGTGACTTTGGTTGGGGTGTTGAGCATCCGAGCTGGCTGATGAGCTGCATGGCGTTTGAAAGCGGCGAGACGTTTAGCTCATCGGTACGCAATGCGGCAGGATCGGGCGCGGTGGGCTTGATTCAGTTTATGCCGGCAACCGCTGCCGGCCTTGGCACCACTATCGAGAACCTGCAGCTTTTGTCGGCAGAGTCACAGCTGGTTTACGTGCAGCAGTACTTTGAGCCGTATGCGCGCCGCATCAGCTCGCTGTCGGATATGTACATGGCGATCTTGCTGCCTAAGTACGTGGGCCAGTCGGGCAGCTCAGTGCTGTTCTCTGACGGTGCTGGCTACCGGCAAAACTCCGGCCTCGATGCAAACCACGACGGCAAGATCACAAAAGACGAAGCGACCGCCAAGGTGCTCGCCAAACTGCAGTGCGGATTATTGCCGGGCTTGACCGCTGCCTATGTCCTATGACCCGCCATGCGCGCGATAGGCACTGACATGGATCAGCCGCCGCTCAACTTCACCTGGTGGCAACTGGTGCTGTACCCGTTGTTTGCGTGTGTGGGCGGTGCGCTTGGCCATGTGCTGCGCACGCTCGATGCCGGCGGGCACATCTCGATGTGGCGCACGCTCCTGGAGTCGATGGCCGCGGGCTTCGTCGGCATTTTGGTGATGCTGATCTGCCAGCAGTTGCACCTCTCCCCGCAGTGGACCGGCGTGTGTGTTGGTGTGTGCGGGTGGCTGGGCGCAACGGTGAGCATCCGCATGCTTGAGCGCCTAGTTAGAGCCCGACTCGGTGTGCAACTGGAGGAGGGTGACCGCACCGCCAGCATCAGCATAAATCCGAGACCACTGCCCGCGGGCGACAAGGGGAATCCATGAAAAGCTGTTATTCCTATGCCGGTGTGGCGCTCGCGGCGATCACATTGATGACCTCGCGCGCGATCGCTGTGCGTCACTACGGCAATGGACGCTTCGAGGACGGCCGCAACGCGGTGCTTGCGGACGATGCACGCGCATCCGCCCAGCTGCTGGGGGACCGCGATGCACTCGACCACTACAGCGCCCTGGCCACCGGTGCGCTCAGCACCACGCTCGGTACGCAACTGCCAGCCATCCAAGGCCAAACCCATGACACGCTCGAAACGATCCGTACGGTCTATCGTGACCGTCCAGCTGCTGACCTGGCTTGCGCTCGCCCTGACGGGGTGCAAGCTGCTCTCAACCAAGCCGTCGAACGCGCCAACCAAGCCATCAGCGGTCAACTGTGACCGCACACCGCCGCCGGCAGTGGTGCCGTTTGTGCCGGAGCTAAAAGGAGCGGCCGACATTCCGACCAACGATGCATGGAAGGCGCAGATGATCGGTCTGTATCAGGCCGAGGTGACCATCCGACTCGGCGAGCATGCCTGCTGGAATGATCTGCGCAAGGGCGGCGTTATCCAGTAACGAAGAAGGGCGACCTGCCGTGGTCGCTCGAAGGAATGCACACGACGCCATTGCGGATTCGCTACAGCGTGGCCAACACGCACGGCACACCGGCCGAGAGCGGCGAGCTGATGATCACGAACTACGAGCCGGTGGTGTCGG